TTAGCAGTAGGTTTAGAAAAAGAAAAAATAACAACCATTAAAAATATGCAAAAGGAATATAAATATGAGTTCAATCTTTAAACCTGACATACCAGCTCCACCTCAAATGGTAATGCCATCAGTAGCAGATGTACCAAGCGCAGAAGATAGCGCAAGAGCTGCGCAAGAAGCAGAAGAAATGAGAAAAAGAAATAGAAACAGAAAAGGTCGTAGATCTACAATCTTAACTGACACTGATATTGGCGAAGTCGCTGATAACAACATCGCAAAGAAAACTTTGTTAGGAGGATAATGTCAACTACTGGAACAATGCAACGTAGGCTTAAAAGACCTGATCCTAGTTATGTTAGTGGAGTTAGTCCTATAGGTTTTGGACCAACATATGAAAAAGATGCTGTTGCTGAATTAACAGATGCTAGAAGAATTTTTAAAGAAAAAACTGGCGGCAAATTAAGAAATGTAAAGACTGCAACAAATTATCAAAAACTTAGCGAAGCAGAAAAAAAAAGATACAAAAAATTAAATCCTCAAGATTTTGAAGAGGATATGTCAGTTTCAAAAAAAACTTTATTAGGAGGATAATATGGGTGGATTTGTACCACAAAAAAGAAAAGCACCAGCACCTGTAGTCGTTGCACCTAAACCTACAACACCATCAGGACCAACAACGGTAGAAGCAGTTTACGATAAGTCAAAAAGAAGAGGTAGAAAAGCTACGCTTCTTACTTCATCAAAAGGCATTTCTAATGATGCAGAAATTCAATTAAAAACTTTATTAGGCGGTTAATGCAAGATCAAGAATTAAGAAAACTATCAGCAGAACTTAAAACAAATCTTTCAAGATTAATGGAACAAAGATCTACTTGGGAAAGTCATTGGCAAGAATGTGCTGATTATGCTTTAACAAGAAAAGCTGAAGTTTCTAAAGAGAGAGCTAGAGGTGATAAAAGAAATACTTTAGTGTTCGATGCTACTGCAATACACGCACTAGAATTACTTGCAGCTTCTTTACATGGCATGCTGACATCATCTGCGAATAGATGGTTTTCAATGCGTTTTAAAGAAAGTCTTTTAAATGAAGATGACGATGCAAGAGAGTGGTTAGAAAGTGCTTTAGATAAAATGTATTTAGCTTTTGCTAGATCTAATTTTCAACAAGAGATTTTTGAGAGTTATCATGATTTAATTTGCTTTGGCACAGCATGTTTAATGATTGAAGAAGATAAAGACGATATTCTACGTTTCTCTGCTAGACACATAAAAGAATTATATATCCAAGAAAACAAAAAAGGTTTTGTAGATACTATTTATAGAAAATTTAAAATGCCAGCTCATGCAGCGGTAGATAAATTTGGATTAGAAAATTTAAGTAGAGACGTAAAAAGATTATTCGACAAAGATCCTTTACAAGATGTTGACTTCGTTCACGTTGTAAGACCAAGAACAATTTATAACGAGAGAAAACAAGATAAGTCTAACATGCCATTTCAAAGTATCTACATGGAAGATCACACTGGACATGTCATATCTATTGGTGGTTTTAGAGAAATGCCTTATGTCATTCCAAGATATTTAAAATCATCTACAGAGATCTACGGCAGATCACCAACGATGAATGCTCTACCTGATATTAAAGTATTAAATAAAATGGTTGAGAATGGTTTGAAGGCGGCAGCTAAACAAGTTGACCCACCTTTACTTGTTCCTGATGACAGTATGATTAGTCCAATCAGAATGGCTCCAGGTTCTTTAAATTATTATAGATCAGGATCAAGAGATAGAATTGAGCCTTTAAATATAAATGCAAACACTGGTGTAACTTTAAATAACGAAAATCAAAGACGTTCAGCTATTGCAAAAATATTTCATGTTGACCAGTTACTTATTACTGAAAATAGAAATATGACAGCTACAGAAGTTCTTCAAAGAAATGAAGAGAAGATGAGAATACTTGGTCCAGTATTAGGAAGATTACAATCTGAATTACTACAACCGATGATCTTAAGAGTATTTAACATCATGTTAAGAAATGGATTATTTGCTGAAGCTCCTGAGGTTCTTGCTAATCAAGAAGTAGATATTGAATATGTATCACCAATGGCACTAGCACAAAAAGGACAAGAGCTACAAAATTTAATGAGAGGTTTAGAATTATTTGCACAGATCTCACCTTTAGCTCCAGTACAAGATTACATCGATGAAAACGGTTTAATAAAACAAATTATAAATATTTTAGGATTACCAGCTCGAATGATTAAATCTGACAAACAGGTTCAAGAATTACGAGAACAAAAAGCTGCAGCGCAACAAGAACAAATGCAAATGCAACAAGCAATGCAAGAAGCTCAAATAGCTAAAGACGCAGCTCCAATGGTTAAAGAAATAAATAATATTAATGGACCAACAGAATAAGAAGTTAAAAGAACTTTTTGAAAATTACAAAATTTGCTTTGGTACAGATCAAGGTAAAAAAGTAATAGAAGATCTCGAGAAGAGATGTCATGAGTTTAATACTACTCATGTAAAAGGTGATAGCCACGAAGGAGCATTCTTTGAAGGACAAAGATCCATCCTGGTATTTATAAAAAGTATTCTAAACCAAAAACAATAAGGATAAATATGGACAATCAGACAACTGCTCCAGTAGAGCAATCTGAGCAACCAACGGATGTTGCTCAACAACCTGAGGCAACACCTTCGGTAAAAGAAACTGTTTTAACTCAAAGCGAGCCTAAAGCAGAAGTACAACAAGAAAAACAGGAAACAAATTTTAAAGATTTAATTCCTAAAGACTTTCAAGAAGAAAAGTCATTACAAAATTTTAATAATATGGAAGATTTTGTAAAGTCTTACTTATCAGCTCAAAGATTAGTAGGTGCTAATAAAGTTGCTATACCAAATAAAATGGCAACGGATGATGATTGGCAAGAAGTCTTTGACAAGTTAGGCAGACCAAAAACACCTGAAGATTATAAATATGATTTTAAAGAAGGTGAAATCGACCAGACGCAGCTAAAAAATTTTAATGAAACTGCACATCGATTAGGTTTGTTACCAAAGCAAGCTGAAAGATTAATTAACTTCTACCAAGAAATGAATGGTGAAAGCGAACAAGCAAAACTTGTTGCAGCCGAAGCTAAGCAAGTTGAAGTAGAAGCTCAATTAAAAAAAGATTTTGGACCTGAGTATAACAAACGATTAGATCAAGCTAAGAAACTTGCAATCGATACTTTAGGATCTGATATTCTTAATCAAACAATATTAAAGAATGGGTCAAGACTAGGTGATAATCCTGATGTCATAAAAGCTTTTAGTATGCTTGCAGATAAATTATCTGAAGATGAAATTATAAAAGGCGATGGCACTGGTTACATGACTGCTAGTGAGTTAGAAAAAGAAATTTCTGAACTTACTGAAGATGGTTCACCATACTGGTCTAAAGCTCATCCTAATCATAAGAAAACAGTTGAACAAGTCTTGAAGTTACGAGAGCAGCTAAATGGTTAATACCGAGATAGCGCTTGAATGTTTAAGATTAGCTACTGAATTTGGATCTGAAAAAGATAGATCAAATCCAATTCCTAAAGCTACAACTTATTATGAATGGGTTCAAAAAGTTTCCAAGAAGATAACTCCAAAAGAGCCTTCTAAGAAAAAAGTCTAATTGCAGACTTTAAAGGCAAAGACTAGATCCGTCATTGACGGTCAATCAAATCGATCAATCAACAATCAATCAACCAACCAAGAGGAGGATTAGAAATGTCTAATCAAATCACAACGGCTTTTGTTGAGCAATATTCAAACAATGTTGCAATGCTTAGCCAACAAAAAGGATCTCTTCTTAGAGGTGCGGTAGATGTTGAGAGCGTAGTAGGCAAAAATGCTTTCTTCGACCAAGTAGGATCAGCTACAGCGGTTAAAAGAACAAGCAGACATGCTGACACTCCGCAGATCGACACTCCACACGCTCGTAGAAGAGTAAGTTTGGTAGATTATGAGTACGCTGATATTATCGACAACCAAGATAAGATCAGAACTTTAATCGATCCAACATCATCATACGCTCAAGCTGCTGCTTTCGCATTAGGTAGAGCAATGGATGATGAAGTAATCGCTGCAATAAGTGGTTCTGCAAACACAGGTGAGACTGGCTCAACAGCTACGCCTTTACCAGCTGCGCAGAAAATAACTGAAAGTAGCTCAGGTGGATTAACAATCGCAAAACTAAGAAGTGCAAAAGAAATCTTAGATAGCGGTAACGTAGATCCATCAATTCCGAGATACATAGTAGTAGGACCAAAACAAATTTCTGATTTGTTAGGAACTACTGAAGTGACATCTTCGGATTTTAATACAGTTAAAGCATTAAGTAACGGTGAAATTAATACGTTCTTAGGATTTAACTTCGTAGTCTCTAACAGACTATCAATCGCTTCATCTAAAAGATTATGCTTAGCATACGCTATGGATGGTGTGAAACTTGCATTAGGTCAAGATCTGATGTCAAGAATTGATGAGCTGCCAAACAAAGGCTACGCAACTCAAGTATATAACTGCATGTCTATAGGCGCAACTAGAATGGAAGAATCCAAAGTTGTTACTATTCAAGCACATGAAGCGTAATAGGAGGAACTGAAAATGGGTACTAAAAATACAGATCTAGTAGCTAACTTTGAAGCTACTCCTCAAGTTAAAAACAACGCAGCAGAACTACATGGTGTTCTAAGAACAGCACATGGAACTGTTGAGTTGGCGGCTGGTGATAGTGATAATGACGATGTTGTTATGTTAGCACCGATCCCATCAAATGCAGCTGTACCAAGTTTATTCATTGGTTCAGACACATTAGGTGGATCGTGTACTTTCAATGTTGGAATATACACTACAGATGGAACAGTAAAAGACGAAGATGTTTTCGCAAGTGCGGTGGCTGATGAAGCTGCTATGGCGGATGTTCGTTTTGAAGCTGCTAACATCGATACGGCTAGCAAAAAAATGTATGAACTTGCTGGTGACACTACAGATCCTGGAGGACACTACTATATAGCGGCTACAATGGCTGCTGCTGGTGGTACTGAAGGAACTATGTCATGGAACATTTCATATGTTGTTAACTAGGAAGTAGATTTATCTACAATTAGGCTAGGCGGTATCAAAGCCGCCTGGCTTACTAATCATGAAATATATTTTAATCTTAACTTTATTTAGTTTTACCAGTAACGAACAATTAGGATCTATAACACACACGTTATCTTATCCAACGTATCACTCTTGTATTAGTGATGGTTACATTCGATCTTTTACAAAACTAATGGAAATAGACGAAGATTTTATAAACAAAGAAAAAATTTTAATAACTTTTAAATGCGAGGAAAAAAATGGCATCAGTAGTTGATATTTGCAATTCAGGTTTAAACTTATTGGGCGCTTCTACAATCACACAATTAACAGATGATAGTAAGAATGCTAGGTTATGTAACCAAAGATATGAGCCTATTAGAAATAGAATTTTTAGATCACATGCTTGGAACTGTTTAACTAAAAGAGTTCAGTTAGCAGCTGATAGTGCAGCTCCAGTAGTAGAGTATTCTAATCAATATACTTTACCAAGTGATTGCTTAAGAGTTTTAAAAATACATACAGGTTCAACAGATAGTATTGCTAGTGATATAGATTATGTTGTTGAAGGTAGAAAAATTAAAACTAATCAAGGAACTGTATTTTTAGTTTATATAGCTTTAATTACAGATCCAAACGAATACGATACATACTTACAAGAAAGTATCTCAAGTGCTTTAGCTGCAGATATAGCTTATGCAATTACAAACAATGCAACACTAGCTAAGAATTACCAGGTGACAGCTGACGAAAGATTACGTGAGGCTAGATTTGTAGATGCTACAGAAAATAGTTTAGGTACAGTCGAGAGCAACGAATTTACTGATGCGAGGTTATAATGACCGCAACTGCTTTTGATCCTGGTTTAATAAAAAAATATAGAGAGCCAAGAGTTTTATTACATTTTCAATGGGGTGATGATGACACAAAAGTTTATCGATATGCTTTAACAGAAGTTATCGATGTAGGCGAAATTGATCCTAGAACCAAATGTAAAAAAGATGAACAAGGTTTAACACAACAAGAAATTTATAAAAAATTATGCCAAGAACAACACTTGCTTTAACCTCTTTTGTATCAGGCGAACTAGGAGCCAAGCTTGATGGTAGAACAGACTTTACTAAATACGGAACTGGTTGCAAAGAATTAAAAAACTTTTTAGTACATCCTCAAGGTGCTGCTACTAGAAGAGTAGGTACACAATTTATTGCAGAAGTTAAATCAAGCGCTGCTAAAACAAGATTAATACCTTTTGAATTTTCAACTACTCAAACTTATATTTTAGAATTTGGAAATACTTATATTAGATTTTTTAAAGATAAAGGTCAGATCTTAGATAGTGGATCAGCTTATGAAATATCATCACCATATTTAACAGCAGAATTGTTTGATATTAAATTTTCACAATCAGCTGATGTAATGTACATCGTTCATCCAAACCATGAAACGATGAAGCTTTCAAGAACTGGTCATACTAATTGGTCTTTAACAGAAGTTGATTTTACAGACGGACCATATTTAGAGCCTAACGATACGACAACAACTTTAACTCCAGCATCTGCTTCAACAGGTACAGGCGTTAATATTACTGCTTCTGCTGTTACAGGAATTAATAGTGGATCAGGATTTTTAGCTACAGATGTTGGAAGAATAATATCTTTTAATAGTGG